CAAGGGGCGGTGATGGCTGGACTAAAGAGGAATGGAAACGAGCGCAAGCATTAGATAAGAAGCTAAGACTTGCTGAAGAAAAGCGTATTGCAGCTATCAAGGCTGACCAAGAGGCTCGTAAGGACTTTATTCGTGAACAAATTAGTCCTACGCCAAAAGTCAGTAAACGCAAACAAGTTAATGTAGAATCTGTAAGCGTAGAAAAGCAGTCAGAAGTCGTTAAATACGATGCCTTGATTGCTAATCTTGAAAGACAAAAGCAAGATTTATTAAACGCAGTATTAATCCGCCAAGCAAAAGAGCGCTTAGAGCAAGAAATTGCAATACTCGAAGCCAAACGCTTAGCGGAACTTGATGATGAGGAAAGTATCTTTTCGTTGTTTTTATAAGGAGAAGGGCGATTACTTGCCTAGAACATGACAGCATATAGAAGCTATAAAAAAGGTGTAGATTTACTACACATGGGGCATTACCAAGCTGGTTTTAGATTATTTGAGTTCCGTTGGCATCCATTAGTGATGCAGGCAACTGGAGAAAACTGGCAAAAATGGGTAAAAGCGCCTAAATGGGATGGTGAACGCTTAATTAATAAGCACATTGTCGTTCAAATGGAGCAAGGATATGGAGACATCATCCAATTTGCTCGTTTTTTACCGATGCTCAAGGCTTGGGGCGCTAAAACTCTTAGCGTTATGTGCCATGAATCCATGATGCAACTGCTTGGAACGATGGATTGCATAGATTACATTTCTTGCAATAAGACAGAAGGTCCGCAGATGGAGGCAGATTACTGGATTGGGTCAATGTCCCTTCCTCATTTTGCTACTTATGCGCCCCCTTTTGTAAAACAATCCTTTCCAATTACTAAAAAGCACATTGTTGGCTCAGAAGGCTATTTTGAGGCTATTCCTAGCAACATTGAACGCAAAGTTGGCGTAAATTGGTCGGCATCTAACGGTCCATTGCACTATACAAAGTCAATTCCGCTAGAAACCATGCGAAAACTGGTAGGCGATGATGTCTATTCCCTTCATGTAGAGCTAGACGATGTATTTGACCCATTGCCTAATGACGGCTGGAAGCAAAACTTCTTTAAAACAGCCTGCCACATGAAAGCGATGAAAGCCGTAGTAGCCCCTGACACAGCCACAGCCCATTTAGCTGGAGCTTTAGGCGTTAAATGCTTCTTGCTGCTACCTGAAGATGATTTTATTTGTTGGCGTTGGAAAAACGCTACATGGTATGACTCAATCGTACCGTTAAGAAAGTCCGAATGGCACAAACTACCTAGCTTATTGGAGGAACTATGATTGTAAATATCAAACACACCTGCAAACTTTGTAATAGCGAATATGAAGCGCCTGACCGTACCCAAATGTCAGATAAAGAGTATTACCTGACCTTTTGGAACTACGAACTGGGCAGTCCTGAAGCTGAACAGGCTTGGAAAGAGAAGGAAGAAATGACTCGTAGGGATGCCCCTATGGTCATGTCCGATATTGAAGGCTATGTATCACAGGTAGACGGCACATGGATTAAAAGCCGTAGCCATCATCGTAGCCACCTAAAAGAGCATCGAATGATTGAATTAGGAAACGACCCAATCATGAAGCACCCTGAAGCAAAACTAAGCAAGAAGTCTATGGAGGCAAGAAAGCGTCAAATTGCCGAATTAGCCTATGCAAAATTAAGATAAATCCGACAACTTGGAGAAAACCATGAGCGAAGAACAATTAGACCGTAGAGAACTACTAATGCAGGCTATGGAAGCTGCTGAAGAAGGCACTTTAGAGCCAGTAGAAGAAGCGCCTGTAGAAATAGAAGCTTCTGACGATATTGCCCAAGAACAAGAGCGCAATGAAAAAGGGCAATTTGTAGCCAAAGAGGAAGAACCTGCAGAAATTGAAGCTGCTCATGAGGAAACCGAAGAAGCTGAGGAAGTTGAGGAAACTCCTGCCCTACAGCGCCCTACTACATGGAAAAAAGAGTATTTGCCTATTTGGGACAAGCTAACTGCTGGTGAGCAACTGACCAAAGAAGAAGCCATTAAGCTGGCTCAATACTCCAATCAAAGGGAATCGGAATACAAGAAAGGCGTATCTACTTACAAGGCTGAAGCTGACAGAGCTAGAGCGTTAGAGGAAGCTATTGCCCCATTCGTTCCTGAGTTGCAACAGCAAAACATTAGCCCTTCTGCATGGATTAATAATCTAGGTAGAGCGCACATGATTTTGACCAAAGCTCCGTACCAACAAAAAGTGCAAATGTTTCAGCGACTTGCACAAGATTATGGTATACAATTAAATCAAGACGGACAGTTTGCAGCTCCTCCACAAGTTGATGCGTATACACAGCAACTTATGAATCAGCTCAATCAGGTCAATCAGGAAGTTTCATCCATCAAAGGTAGGTTTGCTCAAGAAGAAAACCAACGCTTAATGGGCGAAATTGAACGTGTCAGAAGTAATGTGGAGAAGTTTCCACACTTTGATGTGGTAAGGGAAGAAATGGCTCAACTACTTGAGCTAGGGAAAGCCCAAGACCTAGAAACGGCTTATGCCAAAGCGGTACGCTTAAACGATGATGTATGGGCTATTGAACAAGACCGACTCTTGAAAGCAGCTCAAAAACAGGCATCCAAAGCATCGCAAGTAGCTAAAGCTAAGGCTGCTGCAGTAAGCCCCAAATCCGTTACTCCTAGCGGAAAAGTGGCAGAACCAACAGATAAAAAGGATAGACGGTCTCTTATTGCCGACCAATTAGGTGAAGCAATGAGCCGTAGGGTTTAACTAGCCAATTTTGGCGATTTTTTTAACTAAGGATATATCATGGCATTCGCTAACTCAGCAATTACCGATATTATCGCTACCACTATTCAAAGTCGTAGCGGTGAATTGGCAGACAACTTAACACAAAACAACGCAATTCTTACTCGTTTGAACCAAAAGGGCAATGTACGTCCTTTCTCCGGTGGTAACGTGATTTTGGAAGAAATCATGTACAACGACCCTGCTACTAACAATGCAAATTCTTATAGCGGTTACGAAGTATTGAATATTTCTCCAGACAGCCCAATTTCTGCAGCTCAATTCAAGATTGCTCAGTACGCTGATAGCGTAACAATGAGTGGTCTCGAAATGTTGCAAAACAGCTCTAAAGAAGCAATCATTGACCTCTTGGATGGTCGTATGCAAGTTTCTGAAGCTCGTTTGCTCAACCGTATCTCTGGTGACCTTTATGGTGACGGTACAGGTAACGGTGGTAAGAACTTGGATGGTTTGGCTGCTGCAGTTTCAGCAACTCCAACAACAGGTACTTACGGCGGCATCAACGCAGCAAACTGGGATTTTTGGCGTAACCAGATTACTACTGGTGTAACTACAACTCCTGCTACAACAAACATCCTTGCTAAGATGACTGAAGCTGCTATCAAGCAGATTCGTGGTACTGACAAGGCTGACTTGATTGTTGCTGGTAACACAATGTATCAACTCTATGTAAACAGCTTGCAAGCTATCCAACGTATTGCTTCTGAAGAATCCGGTGCTTCTGGTTTCGCTTCATTGAAGTTCTACGGTGGCGGTACTTCTGCTGACGTGGTATTGGGTGGTGGTTATGGTTCACAAGAAACAGCTACATATATGTATATGTTGAACACTAACTACATTTTCTTCCGTCCACACAAAGAGCGTAACTTTGTACCTATCGGTGGTGAACGTCAAGCTATTAACCAAGATGCTATCGTCAAGCTGTATGGCTGGGCTGGTAACCTCTGTACTTCTAATCGCTTCTTGCAAGGCTTATTGACAACCTAATAGATTGGGCGCAAGCCCTTTCTATTAACTGTTCAATTAATTAATTTAAGGAAATAATCATGGCATATTCAACTTTACCCATCGCTGGTATTGACTTAGGTGTAGTACAGACTGCGGCTGAAATCGTAGTAAATGGCGAACCAGCAAACTTCGGTCCACTCGGAACACAAACTTTCGCTAATGACGGTTTGCGTTATGTTTGGGCTAAAGCAGCAGCAACTATCGCTCCTTCCACAACTGTTTGCAACATCGACACTACTGCATTTACTGTAGCAGCTACAGGTGGCGCATACATTTCACCAGCCGTTTCAATGGTTTCTGGTGACTATGGCTGGTTCGGTAAAGCATCTGTTTAATCCGTAACTTGTAGTACCATAAGGATGTCCTCAAAAGGGGCATCCTTTTTCTTTTAATAAACCTAACCACTTAGGAGATTTAAAAATGGCACTTCCATCTGATGATTTAAGCGCAGATTCACGCCTAGCAGTAACTTTCTACAAACGCTCAATGAAGCAAGAAGATGAGTCTATTGCAGCAGGTAGACCAATATTCAAAGAATTCGATTTTGTCCGTATTTGCGTACCGGGTGATAACTTAACTGAAATTGACACCTACGCAAACGAATCCCATAAAATGCGCTTTCCGCGCCAATGGGCATACTATCAAAACCAAGTAGGTAACCAAGAACAAGTCATTGGCACTCCTATTGAGGAATGGACAATTATTAGCCGTTCCCAAGCTGATGAGCTAAAAGGCATTAAGTTTGCTACCGTAGAAGCCGTAGCCAATGCTTCTGACCAACAATTACAGCGTATTGGCATGATTGCTGGCATGAACCCTTATACATTCAGGGATAAAGCTAAAGCGTTCCTTAACTTAGCAGATAAAGTTGGTGAAACTAACCAACGAGAAGCTGAAATTGAGGCGCTCCGCAAGGAAAACGAAGCCTTGAAAGCAGAGGCTGATGCGAAGCTAGCTAAACAACAAGCTCAAATTGATGCGCTTATGGCTATGATGACTGAAAAGAAACCTAAAGCTAAAGCTAAAAAAGAAGAAGTAACTGAATAAAAGAAGGGGATATTTCCCCTTTTTTTGTTTATAATCAGAACAAATACCCAACTACTTGGGGAAAACCAAGTAAAGGATATATATGTCATCAACGATGCTCCAGCTTGTCCAACAGACAGCAGCCGAACTCAACTTAGCAGTACCTAGTTATGTAATTGGAAATCCATCACAGGATGTCCAGCAGATTCTTGCCCTTATGAATGGCTCAGGATATGACTTGGTAAAAGAGTACGATTGGCAAGCATTACAGGTGCAATATCGCTTTTATACCCAAGCTATCAACACTAATGGCACATCGGTCAATGGGGCTTTAACCCTTGAAATTGAGTCAGGTGTAGACATTACTGCCGTAGACAGCCAATGGGGTATTACTGGCAACAATATCAACCAAGATACTCAAGTAGTCTCAGTATCTGGTCAAACTATTACTATGAGCCAAATGGCTTCAGGAACAGGCACTGGAGCAGTCGTTTTAGCCCAGACAGCCTATGACTTGCCTTTTGACTTTGAACGCATTACAAACCGTACCCAATGGGATAAAACTAAGCATTGGGAAGCTCTTGGACCTGAAGATGCTCAGCAATGGCAATGGCTAAAATCTGGCTATATTTCAACTGGTCCTCGTATTCGCTGGCGTATTTTGGACAATCAGTTCCAAGTATGGCCGCCTATGAATACCAATGAGTATATTGGCTGGGAATACAAGTCTAAAGGCTGGGCTAGAAGTCCTACTGGCGTAGTGCAAAACAGCTTTACAAACGATAACGATACAACCGTATTGGATGACCGTATTATTGTTTTGCTGACAAAACTCAAGTATTTCCAAGTGAAATCTTTTGATACAACTGCACTACAACAAGACTATTTCCGTTACTTAAATGTAGCTAAAGCCCAAGACAAAGGCGCTCCTAACTTGTCATTTGCTCCTTATCCATCCAAGGTTCTTATTGGTTACGCCAATATTCCTGATACTGGCTACGGAAGCTAAAAATGGCACAACCAAAAGGGCGCACAGCAGTCACAGCCAGCTTGCCTTCTCCTATTGGAGGCTGGAACGCTAGGGACTCTTTAGCAAATATGCAACCAACTGATGCAGTTCAGTTGATTAATTTCTATGCCACACCTACCGATGTAACACTAAGAAAAGGCTATACAAAGTCCTCTACTGGTATTACAGGTCGTGTAAATTCGTTAATGAACTACACAGACACTTCATTGCCAGCAGGTTATAGATTGTTTGCGGCTGCTGGTGACAAGATTTATGATGCCAAACCAGCTACAGCAGTAACCTTCTTTACTGGTATTTCTGATGACAAGTTTCAGCACGTCAATATTACCAATGCAGCAGGTCACTTCTTAGTAGCCTGTAACGGTGTAGACCCTGTAATGATTTTTGACGGCACAGTATGGTATTACTTAGCCTCTACAACAACTGCTCAAACAATTAGCAGTATTACTCATTTAGATGAAGTAGCTCTTTTAACTACTGCTTCTGCTCATGGGCTTGTAACAGGTAATCGTGTTGTCATTTCAGGTGCTTCTCCTGCAGAATACCTGTAAAGCGTGACCATGACTTAGTAATGGTGTTCATTACATACTGTTCCATTCCTGTACCTGTAGGAATAGACAGAATCAGCATATTTTCACTAGCAAAATAGTTAATCTGCCAGCCATCTAAAGCATAGTATTGAGTAGCTGCTTGGCTTACTGCGTAGTAAATCTTGTCAGTCAGGTTAATTCTAGGGTCAAGACGGCTAGATTGCAAAGAAGCAGCAAGAGGCACAAGTCCATCTTGAGTTAATAGCAATAAATCGCCTGACCATTTAAAGAAGCATCTACGAGTAAATGTTTGACCTAATTGCCATACGCCTTTTAATGCCCAAGTATCAGCATTGTCAGGGTCAGTACCGTTATAAACAATAGCTTCGCCCATTGAAGTAACAAATACGGCATAGTCATCAACGCCTTGTCCAGCATCAATAGTCCATGTACCCATTGCTTGCATATAGCCTGAATTACGAGCAATTCCACCAAAAGGAAGCTCAGAAGCAGGTCCTGAAATAGCATCTACGCCTAAATACCAGCAACTTAAAGTATCTTTTTGAGTGAAATATAGCCTGTTTTTAAACAAGTTCACATTAATTAATGTTGTAGGGTCTACACCTGTAATGCCTGAAACGGTATAAGTGCCTACTGAAGTTGCATCCGTAGCTGGCGCAGAAGCCATTGTGTATTGAAACTGAGTAGAGCTAATGACTTCAATGACAAAAGCACCGTTGTATTCTGCAGGAGAAGCGCCTGAAATAACAACACGATTACCTGTTACAAGTCCATGAGCAGAAGCAGTAGTTACAAGAGCTGTAGTGCTTAAATGGCTAATACTGCTTATTGTTTGAGCAGTTGTTGTAGAGGCTAAGTAGTACCATACTGTGCCGTCAAAAATCATTACAGGGTCTACACCATTACAGGCTACTAAGAAGTGACCTGCTGCATTGGTAATATTGACGTGCTGAAACTTGTCATCAGAAATGCCAGTAAAAAAGGTTACTGCTGTAGCTGGCTTGGCATCATAAATCTTGTCACCAGCAGCCGCAAACAATCTATAACCTGCTGGCAATGAAGTGTCTGTGTAATTCATTAAGGAATTTACACGACCTGTAATACCAGTAGAAGATTTTGTATAGCCTTTTCTTAGTG